TATTTGCATGGAAAAGGAGGAGGCGAGCGGCTTGGGCAAGAGACATTTGACGCTGAAAGACCGCGCAGAGCTGGAGGCACTTTACAACAAGGGGAGCGGCGTTGAGGAGATCGCCGCGAAGCTGAATGTGCATCGGTCTACCGTATATAACGAACTGAAACGGGGAGACACCGGGGAAATGGACAGCAACGGGCGCATCGGTTACAGTGCGGCGCTGGCACAGCAGGAGATCATCAACAACTACAGGCGGCGCAGGGCGGCCCGCGCTGCCACAGAGTAAGCGGAGGGACAAGCCATGAGGACGGCATACTGTGAAATGAAGCGCGGCGGCCTGACGGTCGAGCGGCGTTCCCGGCGGAGCCGGACGGAAGCGCAGCGGCGGAAGCTGGTGCGAGTACGGGAGAACATCGGCGCGGCCATGATGCTGCTTGGCTTCCTGCTTTTGATGGTAATAGGCGGTGCGGAGGATTTGACGGTGATCTTCCTCGGCGGGCTTGCCGGTCTCGGCATGATGCTGTTGGGCGGATGGCTGGGTCATGCGTTCTACGGACAGGAAAAGGACGCGGAATGGCTGCGGCGGGAGCGGGACGAAGATGTATTTTGACCGGGACAGCTATCAGCAAAGCGTCCGGCGGGCGCGTGAGGAACGCTGGCGGGTCAGAGGCCGGGCGCGGGTAGTTCATCCGAAGTACGGGGCCGTGGTGGTGCCGCACCGGTCGAACTACGCCGCACTACTGAACGCGGCGGAATATTGGGGCTGTGAATGGACAGACATCCGGGATGCGGAGGTCTGGGCCGTGCCGCTCGGCACGGCGGTGGTTATGCCAAAAGAATTTTGCGGGAGGAACTGAATATGAAAGTGAAAATCAACACCCATGGAAACGCCTTGCCGGAGGTTCACGGCGAATGGATAGACCTTTGCACGGCAGAGGATGTCACGCTGGACTTTCTGGAGTACAAGATCATTTCCTTGGGTGTTTCCATTGAGATACCGGCGGGTTACTATGCGCACGTCGTTCCCCGTTCCTCGACCTTTGGCAAGTGGGGCATCCTGCTGGCGAACAGCATGGGCGTGATTGAGAACGACTACTGCGGCGACGGCGATGTGTGGGGCTATCCGGCGCTGTGCCTGCGGAAAGAGGGAACGCACATTCCGAAAGGAACGCGCATCTGCCAGTTCCGCCTTGTGGAGAAAGCACCGGACATGGAGTTTGTGCAGGTGGAGAGCTTGGGCAACCATGATCGCGGCGGCTTTGGCAGCACCGGCGAGCAGGTACATACCGGCGGCACGGCGGAACGGAACAAGCCGGAGCGGAACAGCCGCGTGGAGCGAATGTTCGGCGAGCGGGAGAGCTGGGCCACAGCAACAGAGGAGGACAAAACGCAGGGGCCGTACAAGGGATTTCTGCTGGTGGTGTGCGAGGAGTGCGGCGCGGTCAAGGCGTTCTGCGCGAAGCGGGAAACGTACAGTTTCCGGTGTCAGGAGTGCGGGCATGAAACGCCGCTGGAGGGCCTGCGCCCCATGTTCATGCACTGTAAATGCGGCAAGTCGTTCCGCTACAAGACCAACGCGGAGGCGGAGACCATCACCCATAGCTGCTTGGACTGCAAGGCACCTGTGGATATGGAGCTGAACGGGAAAGGCACCGCCTATGTGACCATAGGCGTGAGAGGTGGAAAGCGATGAAAGATATTCTGTATGGCTTGGGCGCGGTGCTGCTGCTTGCGCTGGCGGTGATTTGGGGGCTGGCGCTGGCGCTGGCCGGGCCTGCCCTGCTGAAATTTTGCATTCTGTATCTGTTTGGGTAAAGGAGGCGGCGGGAATGAAGCTATCGAAATTTGCGAACTTGGTCAAGAACGGAGGCCGGTGCGCCGTACTCCATGTGGCGGGCAGCGGTATTTGGCTTTCTACCGGCACGGCGATCTACCGGGCGACGGAGCTGCCGGACATGGAGGGCAGCGAGCAGGTGCGAACGGTGTTGGACATGACGGCGGACGCATGGAAAAAGGTGTATCTGACCGAGGACTGGCCGGAGAGTATCAACAATGTGCTGGGGCTGAACCTTGCGCCGTATGCGCAAGGTGAGCAGGACACGGAAAAACTGAAAGTGGCGGCGGCTCCCAACGGGCTATGGTGTTCCGCCTGCCGCTGCAAGGTGGACGGCGAGCTGATCTTCTACAACGAGGCGTATCTTGCGCCGCTGGCGGAGGAGATCAAGAAAAGCGAATACATCTATTACACGGCGCGGCAGACCCAGACGGGACAGCGGTATCTTGTGGTGCATGACGGCATGGATGTACTGGCAGCCATCATGCCCATGAACATTCTGAAAGAGGAATACATCAACGACCTTGCGGAATTTCAGGCGCTCTGCATGGAGCAGTTCTATAAGGACAAGGAACGCCGGGAGGCGGTTATCGAGGAGGCCGAGGACGACCCGGAGGACGCGGGGCAGATCGGAATGGAGGGTGTGCAGGAATGATGGTAACTTTTGATATTTGCGCAGGCAACCCGGGTGCGCTGCAATTCCTGATGCAAGCCTACGACATGGATATGTTTAAGGCTGAACAGGGGTTCCAAAGGATGCAACGGGCAGGCATCACGGGGGCGCGCCTGTATATGCTCTGGAATGACTGTTGCAACAGAGATACGGAAGCGGCGCTGTTGGCTATGAACACGCTGAACATTGAAAGCGTCGTCGAGTTTATCAACTATGAGGGTGGGCGCGGTATTCCTATCGACATTGAAGCCCTCCGAGCGGCAGCGGAAAGGATGTAATAAATGGAAATCGCAAGAGCACGGGAAATTCTCGACCCGGAACACCGGGAGGCGTATGAGAGCCTTGAACCGGTGAATGAGGCTTGCCGGATGGGCGTAGAGGCGCTACGGCGGCGTGTGCCGGAAAGCCCCTACCCTGACGGGGACGCAGGTGTACTGGCCTGCCCATCCTGCGGGAGCGGCGAATACCTGCACAACGAGGACGGAAACCGCTGCTGCTTCTGCGGACAATGCGGACAGGCGATTGACTGGGACGGCAGCACCGGGGAGGAGACGAAATGAACGTTGTCTCTTTTGGCGGCGGGACAAACAGCACCGCCATGATCATCGGAATGTATCTGCACAAAATCCCTATTGATCTGATTTTGTTCGCGGACACCGGCGGCGAGCAGCCGCACACCTACGAGTTCATGGAGACGTTCAATGAGTGGCTGGTAAAGCATGGCATCCCAAAGATCGTCTCCGTGGAGTACCACGACAAGGACGGAAACAGATTGACGCTGGAGCAGGAATGCATCAACAGCGGGACGCTTCCATCTATCGCATACGGTTTCAAGCGTTGTTCTCTAAAGCACAAGATCGGGGCGCAGGAGAAGTTCTGCAACAATTACCAGCCGTGCAAGGATGTGTGGGCCAGCGGCCAGCGCGTCCACAAGTACATTGGCTACGATGCCGGGGAGACGCGGCGCATCCAACACGCCGCGCCCATCGACGAAGCGGACAAAAAGTACGAAAAACATTATCCGCTCTACGAGTGGGGATGGACGCGCGAGGAATGTGTGCGCGTGATCGAGCGGGCCGGACTTCCGAGGCCGGGGAAAAGCTCGTGCTTTTTCTGCCCATCTATGAAGAAGAAAGAAATACAGGCGCTGTGGGAGAACTACCCTGATCTCTTTGAGCGGGCTATCGCGCTGGAACACGGGAGCGCCGAGACAAACGTGAACGTAAAAGGGCTTGGGCGCAACTGGTCATGGGAGAGCTACTACAACGAGTTCATGGCAAACAAGGAGTTTGAGGAGGCTCAGCTGACCTTTGACCAGTTGTTCCCGGACAGCCCCGGCGGGTGTATCTGCGGCGCTCCGTGCGGGTGCTATGACGGTTAAGGAGGTGGCGGAATGAAACTCTGTGATCGGTGCCGGGTTGCTGGCTGCTTGTTGAACTACGGCGGGAAAGCCTGTAAAAATGCCCGGAAACAGAACTGCCCGGATGTGGTCTTTACCAACGCGGACAGGGTTCGAGAAATGAATGACGAGGAACTGGCAAAATTTATGCTGAGCAACGACGGTGCGGCCTACTGCAAGAACAATGATCGTGACAGTACGTGCTACCTAAAAGGACGCGACGGAATGACGGCATGTGAACTGTGCGCACTGGACTGGCTGCGCGAGGAGGCGGAGGAATGAAAATCTTGATCGGCGGTTCGCCATGTACGCACTGGTCTATCGCACAGACCAAGAACCGCGAAACAGAAGCCAGCGGCATAGGCTGGGAACTGTTCTTGAATTACCGTATCGCACGGGACAAGTACCATCCCGACTATTTCCTGTACGAAAACAACAAATCCATGTCTCCCGCTATCCGTGCGCAGATCACGGCGGAGCTGGGCGTGGAACCGGTGCTTATCAACTCCGCTCTGGTCTCCGCACAGAACCGCCAGCGGCTCTACTGGGTCGGCAAGCGTGAGCCGGACGGTACATACAGCCAAGTCCGTGTGGAACAGCCGGAGGACAAGGGTATCCTGCTGCGGGATATTCTGGAAAGCGGCGTCTGCTGGCGCGAGAAAGGCTATGCACTAACAGCATCAAATCATAGTGCCACAGTGGAAGATATGATTGCAAGACGGCAACGAAATGGAGCTGCAGAGCCTATCCGCATCGGCACTATTGAGAACGACGCAAAGAAGCAGGACTTTGACAGCCAGCAATACCGTGTTTATTCACCGGATGGCAAAAGCGTGACCCTGTGCGGACAGGGCGGTGGCGTGGGGGCGAAAACTGGGCTTTACGCCGTGCCGGTGCCAGTAAATGAAACCGTTGAGGGGAAAGCCCAATGTCTGCGGGCTACATACTACAAAGACGGGATCAGAAACATGGTTGGAAACACCGTTGACCGTAAAACCTGCGTGGCGATGCCTGTCGGGATGGCAGCGGGGCCGAAAAGCATACTTGTAGTTACGGCTGCGGGGAAGTCGGTGCCTGTTTACGAGGTTAGAAATGGGAAAATTGTCATCAAGGGCAAGGAGTACCCCATCAAACTGGCGGACGGCTTTTACATTATTCGCAAGCTGACCGTGACGGAGTGTAAACGCCTCCAGACCGTGCCGGACACATACGCCTTTCCTGTCAGCGACACCCAGGCGTATAAAATGCTGGGCAACGGCTGGACCGTGGACGTGATCGCCCACATTATGAGCCATTTTACCGGGCTGATGGAGCAGCCGGTGGAAGTGCTTTCCATGTACGACGGTATGAGCTGCGGCCATATCGCGCTGGACAAGCTGGGTGCGGATGTTACTGCCTACTACGCAACCGAGATCGACAAATACGCCATCCAGACCACACAGCACAACTACCCGGAGACGGTGCAGTTGGGGGATGCGTTTCAGGTGCGGGACGAGGAATGGAGGCCGAGGAGAGCGGAGGGTGTGGAGTGATGAACTACATTATTCTGCAAGGCGACGCGCTGGAGCTGTTGCGGACGCTGCCGCCAGAAAGCGTACATACCTGCGTGACCTCCCCGCCCTACTATAATTTGAGAGATTACGGAGTGGAGGGGCAGATTGGGAACGAGGCCAGCGTGGAGGAATACCTGCAGGCGCTGGTCACAGTTTTTCGCGAGGTTCGACGGGTGCTGCGGCCAGACGGAACTCTGTGGGTGAACGTTGGCGATAGCTATGCCACCAAATCAGGGAGCCAGCCGCCGACAAACACCCGCAATTCCTGCGGACACACCGCAAAGCGCGTACCGCAGGGGTACAAGAAAAAAGACCTGATCGGCATACCTTGGCAGTTGGCCTTTGCCCTCCGTGCAGACGGTTGGTATTTGCGGCAGGACATCATTTGGCAGAAGCCGAACTGTATGCCGGAGAGCGTGAGTGACCGATGCACGAAGTCACATGAGTACATCTTCCTGTTGTCAAAGTCAGAGCGATATTATTTCGACGCGGCGGCGATCAGTGAGCCGGTCACATCGGTCAAAGGGAATGCCAGAACATTCCGCGGCGGCGGTGCCTATACCGGCGGTCGATCTCGCGACAACAGCGCACAGGTGGAGCGGGAGAGCCACGGGAACAGCGAGAACAAGACGGGGCGCAGGAACAAGCGGAGCGTCTGGAGCGTAAGCACAAACGGATTTCGCGGCGCACACTTCGCCGTGTTCCCCGAAAAGCTGATCGAGCCGTGCATTTTGGCGGGCTGTCCGGCGGGCGGCGTTGTACTCGACCCCTTTGCGGGCAGCGGCACAACAGGCGTGGTGTCAAAACGCATGGGGCGCGGTTTTGTGGGATGTGAGATCAATCCCTCGTATGTAGAAATGGCCGCCGGAAGAATAGCGGAGGTGAAGTGATGAATTGCTACGACTGCAAAGCGAAAAATGTCTGTGCGGCGGTGGTGCAGCCCGGCTCCGTGCTGTGTCTGATGAACCGCATGAGATACTGCGGGACACACGCAGAGGAAGAACCACGGCGACAGCGGGGCGACTATTGCCAGTATTGCGGGCATCGCCTGCGGGAGATCGGGCGCGAGCGCTTCTGCAACAATGTGAACTGCCGAAACCGATATGTAAATGTTTGAGGTGCTGTTTGTATTTTTCTTTGAGAAAGAGGGCGAAGCGAAATGAGCGAGAAAAGCACGGTATATGAGTGCGTAGACCGGGAGCATGACGCTTGGCGGTGCCGGGCGTGTGGGTACATCGAGAATTTCGAGGCGGACGGGCCGACGGAAAACGGATGGCACTTCTGCCCCGGCTGCGGGCGGGAGATCATCGTGGAAGCGGTCAATCCGTGTCCGTTCGACAATGACAACTGCATGTGCCAGTTCTGCGAAACGCCGTGCAACAACGGCTTAAACTGCTCAGACTGCGCCCACGAGGGAAAAACGGTGCATGATGTGCTTCTCTGCACGGGCTTTAACGGGAGCATGGAGCAGTACACAGAAAATTGGAAACGGAAGCAGATGGAGAAGTTGGGAGGCGGGCAGGAATGAACGATCAAGACCTCGTAAAAGCCCTGCGGTGTATATCCACGGCGGGAGGCAAGGAGAAAGAAAACATCACGCTCGGTGGGGCCGTTAAACTGGCAACGATGTATCACGGTGGTCTGGGCTTGGAAACGTTGGTGGAATGGCCGAGTGCGAATGTCACCCACTGGCCGCCGTTGCCGAAAGGACGGAGGTGAGAGAATGAAAGTGTATCTGGCCGGAAAGATCACGGGAGACCCGAACTACAGGGAGAAATTTGCGGCGGCGGCAAAGAAGCTGGAGGAGCGGGCCGGTGTGACGGTGATTTCCCCGGCGGTCACGCCGGAGGGACTGAAAAAGGCGGACTACATGCGCATCTGCTTTGCCATGCTGGAGAGCGCCGACACGGCGGTGTTCCTGCCGGATTGGGAGGACAGCCCCGGCGCACAGCTTGAAAAGCACTGGTGCGAGTATGTGGGGAAAAAGATGGTGTTTCTGATGGAGGGTGCGGAATGATCGACTTCGAGGGCTACTATCTTGTGCCACCCGATCAGGTTGCGTACATCGAAACGAGGAGAGGCGGCGGGGATGCGCAATATGGGCTGTTCTTGGGCCTGTCCAGCGGGAAAGAGCTGGGTGTGTGGTACAGAACAGAGGAGGCGCGAAAAGCCGCTTATACGAAGCTCGCACGACAGGTCGAGATCGGGAAACGACAGGACAGGGAGGACATCTTGTATCGCCTGCGGGTGATCGAGGCATGTATCAATAAGACGGATAAGCGGACGCTACGAATTTGGAAGCAGCTCCAACAACTGCTGCATCTGGAAAGCGAGGAGACGGAATGAGCGGGAGAACAACAGAGCGTATTCTGAACGCGGCGGCAAAGGGGCTGCTGTTTCTGTTCCTGTATGTGATGCTCGGCCTGTGCTGGATTGGCGCAGAATGCGTCTTTGAGGGCATCGTGCATGATAGCAGGGTTGACGGCGTTGTGCTGGCGTGGCTCTGCTGGCTGATCGTGGGAGAAATTGAGCAGTTCGAGCGGAAAATCAGAGGTGACAGGAGATGAAGCCGCTGCTTTGCCGCTTGGGGCTGCACAGCCCGTGCAAGACGGAATACATAGAGGTCACACGCCGCCGGAGCGACCGGCACGGCGGGAAGTATCACACAAATTACATCGTCTGCCGCAGGTGCGGGAAGCTGTGCTACCGGATGCGGCGGCGCAGGGAGAAAACGATATGAAATGCGAGCTATACCACGATAATTTTCAGAATTTCAAGCGGTACAATGTGCCGAAAGCCCAGCTTGTGATCGCGGACATCCCGTACAACATCGGCGCGGATGCCTATGCCAGCAATCCCATGTGGTATCAGGGCGGTGACAACAAGAACGGGGAAAGCAAGCTGGAAAAGCAGAGCTTTTTCCACACGGACGGTACGTTCAAGATCGCGGAGTATATGCACTTCTGCAACAGGCTGTTGAAGAAAGAGCCAAAGGAAAAGGGACAGGCCCCGGCCATGATCGTGTTCTGTGCCTTTGAGCAGATGCAGACCGTGATCGAGTACGGAAAGCGGTACGGATTTGCAAAAAGCTATCCGCTGTTTTTCTGCAAGAACTATTCCGCGCAGGTATTAAAAGCCAACATGAAGATCGTGGGCGCGACGGAATTTGCGGTCGTCCTCTACCGGGACAAGCTGCCGAAGTTCCGCAACGTCGGCGAGGACGGCGGAAAGCACATGGTTTTTGACTGGTTCCGCTGGGAGCGAGACAGCCGAAAGGAGTACCCGAAGATACATCCCACGCAAAAGCCGGTGGGCGTGTTGAAACGCCTGATCGAAGTGTTCACAGACCCCGGCGACGTGGTGATCGACCCGGTGGCCGGGAGCGGCACCACATTACGCGCCGCCTACGAGCTGGGGCGCAGCGCCTACGGGTTCGAGGTGGACAAGAGTTTCTACGAGGCGGCGAGAGAAAAGATGCTCGCACCGATCTTGACGGAGACAACGACAATCTGACGACCGGATGCGGTCGCGCCGTGAGAGCGGCGCGGCCTTGCCGGTTGAAGCGAGACCTGTTTCCGGCGGTGCCGGAGAGAATTTCTGTTGCGGCCGAGGGGCCGCAATGGGCTGGTATACCAGCAGTAAGTTAAGGGACAAGCCATGAAACAGGGGTGTGCCTGACGGCATACGACTGTTGAAATGGCCCGTATGCAAGCCGGTGACGGCGCATACACGCAAAAACGAGGGAGGCGTGGCCGCATGAGCCTGTATTATCGGGAACAAAAGCATATCTGCGGCAAGGACTACGCCACGGCGGGATACATGGAGGTCGATTTGTACCCCGTGACACCAAAGCAGCACAAGGCGAGCCGGAGAGCAAAGAAGAAAGAAGCCTGTACCCTCGCCCAGCAGACCTACAACGACAACCGCTCCAAGAGATACCATGTGCAGCTTGTAAACGCCAACTTCGGAAAGGGCGACTTCTCATGGACGGGAACCTATGACGACGATCATCTGCCAGCGCCGGGAGACACCAAGCGGGCGGATATGGACTGGACGAATTACATCAAGCGGGTATATCGCTGGTGCGACAAGAACGGCGTGGAGCGCCCGAAGTGGGTAGCCGCCACGGAATACACGACGGTGATGGCAGACGGGACGATCTGTGGCCGCCATCATCACCACGCGATCATCCAGCACACAGAGGGATTGACCCGTGACGTGCTGGAGGAGCTGTGGAGCGATAAGAACGGAAACAGCATTGGCCTTACACGAGGGGAATATCTCACCGTTGACCACGGAAGCGTGGAGGGCCTTGTAAAATATATCAACAAGAACAAGCGGTGCGCCCGAAGCTGGCGGCAGAGCCGTGGACTGGAAAAGCCCAAGACACCGCCGCCCAACGATACCAAGTGGAGCCGCAAAAAGCTGGAGGAGGCCAGCACCGTGTACATAGACGACGCTGCGTTCTGGGAACAGAAATACCCCGGCTACACGCTCAACCGCGTAGAAACCAAGGTGAGTAACGCCGGACAGCGGCATACCGTTGTGATCTTGCGCCGCGCCGAGTGCTGGCACGGGCGAGGAAATATATATCGACCAAGGAGGAAATGAGAATGAACGATGCCGAACGTTTCGAGCAAATTTTTCTGTCACAGGTGACGAGACCGGGTGCGGACAAGCTGCTGGAGTGGCTGAAAAGCACAGACTTCTTCACGGCTCCGGCCAGCACACGGTTTCACGGGGCCTATCCGGGCGGGCTGGTGAAGCACAGCCTGAACGTATATTATGCCCTGCTGGGGAATTTCAATCTGCGCGGCCTGTATTCGCCGCAGACGCAGGCCATCGTGGCGCTGCTGCATGACGTGTGCAAGGCGAACTACTATGCCGGGGAATATCCCGACTACACCGTGAAAGATCAGATGCCCATGGGACACGGGGAGAAGTCTGTCTATCTCGTGATGAAGCACATGGAGCTGACAGACGACGAGGCCCTTGCCATCCGCTGGCACATGGGCGCGTATGACGATGCTTTCCGTGGAGGGAGCCGGGCGCTGAATGCCGCCATGGAAAGAACGCCGCTTGTGCTGGAGCTGCATTACGCGGACATGATAGCGACGCAGAGAGAAAAGCACGAAGAGGGACTGTGAATGGCGTACCGGCTGGAGCTATCCGATCTGCCGCCGCGTTACCGGGCGCAGGCAGAGGCACAGCTTGCCGGGCGAGGGAAAAAGCGGGGCGACACCGTGACGGTGGCGGCCCGTGCCGCTGCCATGTCCGGGCTGAAATTTGACAGCCGGGGCGAGTATGAATACTACGTCGGCACCGTTGTGCCAAAGATCGGACGCGGGGAGATCGTGAAGTGGGAGGCGCATCCCTGCTTTCTGCTGTTCCCGGCGGGAGAATACAACGGCGTGAAGCTGCGGAGCGTTCAGTACACGGCGGATTTCCGGCTGACCTATGCCGACGGCACGGTGGAGATCGTGGAGGTCAAGAGCAAGTTTGTCCGGCGGATGCAGCGGGATTATCCTGTGCGGCGGCGGGTGTTTCTGGAGCTGATCGCCCGCCCGGCGGGCTGGAAATTCACGGAGATCATCACGGCGGACAGCAAGGAAGAAATCAAACGCTGGCGGGAGCTGGCGGAGGAGGTATCATCATGTGGGAAAAACGGCTGACGCACTACGACGCCGACGGGCGCGTGTATTCCAGCAGGGGCTACGAGGTGGCCCTTGCAAAGCTGGCGTGGTTCGAGGACAGGGAGCAGAAACGGGAGGAAATGCCCGTGTGCGGCCTGTGCCAGCGGCACCAAAAGCTGGAGACTGTGGACGGCACGGCGTTCTGGCTGGAATACGGTGAGGACGGCATGCCCCGCCTTGTGATGGACAGCACGGCGCGGGGCGGCGGGCTGAATGTGCTGTGCGCGGAGTTCTGCCCCATGTGCGGGCGGTTCTGCGGGAAGCTGGAGGCAGAGCATGAGGAGAAATAAGCATATCCCGGCGCATTTTGGCACCAATGCGGCACGGACAGCGCAGACGCGCTATCTGCGGGGGAAAACGCCGGAGAGCGAGCGGGTGGAGAAAAACCGGGAGGCGGCGGGCCATGTGATCTCTCTGTGCTTCATGGTGGCGCTGCATGACCGCTACGGCATCGGGAAAGACCGGCTTGACCGCATGATCACCGCCGCAAACGGCGCGTTGGAGCGGTTTGCCGTCAACAAGCGCGGCGTGGGCATGGAACGGGCGAAAAAGAAGCTGAACGAGGAGCTGGAGGGCCTGCTGACGGAAAAATTCGTGCTGCCTGCGTCAAAAGCACCGAAAAGCAACCGGGATTGGGCCTTGCTGGGCGAACGGCGGGAAGCGGCGGAGATCGTAGTGAAATGCTATGCGCTGGGGGCGCGTCAGGCCCTCGGCTTTGGCGTGGAGCGGCTGAATGAGACCGTCCGCGCCACGGAGGACGTATTCCGGCAGTTTAACGAGTGGGCCGAGGGCGGGGACTGGTTCGGCTACAATATGCTGGCCCGGCGCATGACGGACATTCTCGGCGAGCCGGTGGATGTGGACGAGAGCGACGCGAAAGAGCCGATCTTCGGGAAAACGCTGGATTGACACCACGGGCAAGGAGATTTGGCGAGGAGCCAAGAACAGGAGGCGACGGATGCGGTATGGCAGCGTGAAGCACATAGCCCTGTACTACAAGGCAATTCCGGGGATGCTGCGCCTGCTGCGGCAGGAGCGGGCGGAATTGGAGGGCAATTATTACGGACTGCGGGGGCTGGCGTGTGACGGGATGCCGCGCGGTTCGTCGCCGGGAAAGCCGACGGAGGAAAGCGGGCTGCGGGCGCTGGAAAACGGCGTGAGCGAGCGGCTGGCGGAGATCGAGGAGACGGAGCGGGTTTTGTCCGGGGATGAAGCCTGTATTCGCGCCTGTCTGGACGCGCTGAACGGTAAGTACAAAGAGGTCATTGTGATGCGCTATGTGCGTGGGTACAGTTGGGCGAAGATCAGCGCAAGACTTGGGACGGCGGACAGCACGGCCCGCGACTGGCACACAAGGGCCATGGAGCGGCTGGGCGAGGTACTGGAGGAGCTGCCGGAAGCGGAGGCGCTGGCCCGTCGCGCGTCGCGCGCACGTACATAATAAGCGGCAAAAAATTTTGGACTGTCCGGCGAGGCTGAGCAAGGGCTGTTTTGCCGACTGACCTTGTGGCGGAACACCACGGCGGCGGAACAGGAAAACCGGCCTTATAGGAACAAGTTTTTCAAGACTTCGCGCGTGGCGCGAAAGGGTTTCCGTGATCGTCGGGGCGGCGCTGGAAAAACAATTTGCGAATGGGAGGAAAAGACCGTGGATTTTGTGGATAAGCTGGTGGAGGGCATGAGGAGGCTTTTTGTGCGGAGAGCGAGGCGAAAAGCGCTCCGGCGGCGGTGCAGATACCTGTACAGCAGCAAGAGAAGATAAAAATGCCCCGGCGGGCCGTTTTGGTACGGTCTGCCGGGGTTTTGTTCTGCACGATAGCAAGTCGGATTTGTGTTATTCGTCGGCGGGGCTGTCAAGCTCCAGAGGGCGTCCCTCTCGCTTCATGCGTTCTTCGCAGGCTTGCAGCACATACGCCTGTACGCTCTGCCCGGCGGCCTTGGCGGCGGCGCGGATGGCGTTGCCGATGGGCTTAATAGGGCGGGCGCTGATGCGGTCGCATTTGGCGTTGTAAATATCGTTGTTGCGGCGCTTGCTTTCGGGTATGGGCATGGTCAATCCTCCTTTTCCGGCTCGTCCGGGCAGTCTGTCAGGTCGATCACGATGATCTCCGGCGGCTGCGGGGCGAGCTTGTAATATTTTCCGTTTTCGTAGTGCTGATCGGTCACGCCGTCATACCAGCATATATCGCCGTGTTGGGCCTGCGCCGCCTCCATGCGGCCTTGTGCCTGCTGCTCGGTGAGGCCGTCAAAGGTGAGGCGCTGGCCGTCGGCAAATTCGGCCACAAGGCGGTACGCGGGGAACACTTCGGGGACTTCGTTCATGGTCTGCCTCCCTGTTCGGTTTTGTTTTGTCGCATTATAACACGCGGGCGTGTAAAAGTCTACGGGGCAATTTTGGCGGAGGCGCGGGCTTTAAGCGCCGCACGGGCGGTTTTGTAGTCGGGGAATACTTCGGCAGCGGGAAACTCTTTCATGCAACAGTTCCACTTGGGGCGCGAGGTCTTGCGGAGATAGACGATCTCGCCACAGTCGTGTTCCAAGTACCATTTTTCCAGCGTTCCATCGTGGTTGAGCGTGTATCTTGTGGGGGCTGCGGTCGTGGCCATAGCGGTGTCCTTTCTGCCCTCGTGACCTCCGGGGCGGGTGCTTAACTTGCTGGTAACTTGCTGAAAACTTGCTGGGCGGTTTTGTTACTCCGTCAGGCCGAGGGCGCGGCGGGCGGCGATCTCAGCGTTACGGGTGAGCTGGCGCTGCCATGCGCCATACCGGGGAGACCAGCGGAAGCCGTTTTGTTTCAGGGCCTCGCGCTGCTCGTCGTCGGGCTTTTCGTCAAAGATGATCTGGAGACGGTCAGCCTCGGTGTTGCGGACGATCTCACCGCCGGGGAACTTTGTGTTGTCGGCGGGCTGCTGGGCCTGCTCCGTGCGCTTGTCCAGCTCGTCGAGGCGGGCTTGTGTGCGCTTGATCTTGCCGCGCAGGCTGGTCAATTCGTAGTCGGGGCAAGGCTTATCAATCCACGGGCAACGCTGGCAGGTGTCGGCAAAGTCGGCGGTGAGCTTGGCGGCGGCCTCGGCGGTCAGACCGGGAAAGCCGACAAAGGATTTGTGCTTGCGATAATAGGCATTCATGGCCTTGTTGCGGTCAAGCTGGGCTTGCAGCTTTTGGAGCTGGTCAGTGAGCATTTCGCGGGCGTGGGGGTCGGCGAGGTCTACCGCGCCGGTGCCGACGGCCTCGATCTTGTTCAAGATGGCCTTGATCTCGTCGTACTCTTTCCAGAGGTCGCCCTCCCGCGCCATCTGGCGGTTGTGCTTTTTCATGTTGTAGTTGCCCGCCCCGGAGATAAACTGGCTGGGATAGCTGGCCTGATTGTGGTTGTAGTCGTTCGTCCATTGGGCAAGGCGGCGGGCGTAGCGGTCAAGCAGCGCGTCGAGCTTGTCGTGGTAGTAGGGGCTGATCTTGGCTTTCCGTGCCTCCACCAGCGCGGCGGCCTTGTCCACGGCGGCGCGGTAGCCGTTGGTGGCGCTGCCGGGCCTGTAGTCGCTCATGTGGACGCAGTAGTGAGCGTTGCGGGCGGTGTCCTCGTTGATCTCGTAATAGCGGGCGGCGGGCTTTGCTTCGGCCTGCGGCGGGGAGATCATGCTTGTCTGTTCGTACATTTTGTGTACCTCCGTTTTGTGTTTTGGGGTTTCGCTTATGGGGTGCCGTCGCTTTGTCCGGTGCGGCGGCTCCAAGGTGTCCGGTTTTGTGGTCAGTCAAGACAGGTTTCGTAACGGATGCGGTATTGCTCTTTCAGCTTGTCATAGGCGCGGGTGGTGACGGTGTAGGTGTTGCGCTGCTCGTCGTAGCTGATGCCGCGCCCGTGGAGCTGCGGGAGACCGTCGCGGAGAGGGCGGAGAAAATAATGCTTGCCGTAGTAGGAAAGATCGGCGGCGAAGTCGCAGCCGGTGGGGGCCTGCTGCATTTCGTAGCAGTAGACGTACTCGCCGGGCTTGTCGGCCTGCACGGCGGGGGCCTTTTCTGCCTCTAATGCGGCGTAGTCCGGGGCGTAGCCGAACAGCTCGCCGGTTTCGGGGTCGTAGCGGCTGGCGGAGAAGTCCGGGACGAAAAGCGTTGTCTGCGGGTCGATTTGGCGGGCGTAGCCGCCGGGGACGGGGGCAAAGGTGCCGTTGATCTTGCGTTCAAGTGCTTTCATGGTTTATACCTCCATTTTGTGGTTTTGGTTAGTGGGTGGGACACTGGAACAGGACGCAAAGATCAGCCTTGCGGGCGATCTCGTTGATGCGCTGGGCGGTTGTGTTGCCAAGGGAAAACACGGCAATATAGTTCACGTGGCAGTCGTCCGGGGTGAAGATCGGCTTGCACTCTACGCCCAGCATCCGCAAGTATGTTACGATGTCGGCCACTGCCATGATCTCGCGGCCTGCGTCTGCGCAGCATTCGCGGTAAAGGTCAACGCCGTATTTGTCGCGGATGGCGTCGAGCTGGGCCACGTCGAAAAGCTCCGTAAACGGTTCGTATCTGTGTGGGGCGGCGAGGTGGGCGGCGATGATCTCGTTTCTGCAAGCCCAATATCCGGCGGTTTTCATTTTGTGTTCCTCCTGTTTTGTGATTTGATTTTGTGCGTGGGGTCGGGTCGCTTTGTTCGGTGCGGCCCGTCCAAGGTGTCCGGCTGCTGGGGGTCATTCGGCGGCGGGTTTTGGGTCAGGCGACGCGGAAATAATAGGCGTTCTTCTTGCCGCTCCACTTGCCCCCGGCGGCCTCGATCTCTTTTTCGTGGGGCTTTGTGTCACCGGCCAGCCAGACAACCGGCGCGGCGGTGGTTGCGCCCTTGATGGTGGCGGTCAGGCCGTCCACATCTGCCCAGCGGGCCGCGATGATCTCGGCGGCGGTCTTGGGTTCGACGGCCTCGGCGGCGGGCTGCTCCGTCTTGGTTTCGTGCAGCTCGGCCAGCTTGTTTTTCAGCTCGTCGATCTCGTTGGCGGCGCGGTACAGATCGCCGCGCAGGGCGGCGGCTTCTTCCTGAGACTGGGCCAGCTCGGCGCGGAGCTTGTCGGCCTCGCCGGTTTTGGCGTTGTCCTCGGCGGCCTCGGTGAAAAAGGCCCGGACGGCGCGAACGGTTTCGGGTTCGGCCTTAATGGGCATGACCACGGCGAACGGTTCATTGTCGCAATAGGCGACGGCGGCGGAGATCGCGGACGCGGCGCGGAGCTGGGCGGCGGGGTGCAGCGCGGCGATGAATTTTGTGTCGTA